GTATTAGATCAGACTCGGTTGACATTCTTCTTTACTTTCTTAATTCTCTTCTTAGGGATACGTTTAATTCTATCAGATTTGAACGATCTAAATGCCCCAACTTGACCACGGAACACTTCAAAGCAGTCTACCCACTGTGCTCCGCTATCTGTATTTGTAGTTAAACTACTAAACTTAAAGCGTACTCCATACTCACCCTTGACCTTGATGAGGTCACCCTGGCTAATAATGAAGCCATCAATTTCCATCTCTGGAGCTTTGGCGAACTTGGTTTCCAAGACGGCTGATGGGGTCTTTCTCTTCATTAGGCTTGTCCTTCAATTCGTTTAATCTCGTCATTAATGTAAAAGATTGCTTTTTTGAGGTCTTCAATATGCTTTCCTTCATTCTTTAGTCCTGCTCTCCAAATATACTTAATGGCATTGCCAAGGTTAAAATTCATGTGTCTGGTAATCTGAATGGCTTCAATACCGCTGGGATGTGCTGTGTAGTGTGATGGATGATTTACCTGATCAACAGTGATCTCTAGTGCTGTTCCTTTAGCCATTTGTTCTTCTTCCTCCGATAGTCTTTGTGCACCTATCGCAAATTACGTAAGTTATTCCAGTGAATGGGCAAGATGATTCTCTTGGTGACTCATGCTTGCATGTTAGTCCAATTACTAGTCCAACAATCTTTTTCTTAAAATGTTTTAAAACTCTCATCGCTTTGACCTTCTCAGCTTAAACTTAGCAAGATAAACATAGATGGTCTCAACGCTTGTTCCGCACTCTTTGGCGATATCTTCTGGACTTTTCTTGTCCAGCCCATAACGTTTCTTTAACCATGCTTCATTAGTATAGAGCTTTGCCATCTATTTGTCAACCTTTCCCCAGTTATTAATTGCCCAGTGCCCAATGCCAATTGCATCAGCAACATCGTTATCTGTAATACTCTTGTCGTAATAAGTATTTACAAAATGAATAGTCCTTAGTTTTCGTATATCCCTTGACTTGTTTGTGTACCAGTTTTTTGATTTAGCTGGATACTCTTTCATTAATTGCTGCTTCTCTGCAGAAGTAAGCTTGTTGTTTCCGATATATGATTGCCAAGTTATAGGATTAATTGATCCTGCTATCTTGATTCGGTTTAGACTTGCTGCACCCAGTAGTGCACCCTGCACTAGTGCTAGGTCTGCTGCAGTCTTTGGACTATTAATAAAAACTGTGTGCTCAATAACAATTGCATCGATGTCAAATAGTCTGAATAGTGCTAAAGTCTTTGACGCTGCATCTGCGATCTTAGAGTAAGTGTTCTTACCCTGGAAGTTTATCTTCCCGTATCTGATTAAGGAATTATCAGAAAAGATAGCAAAAGCAAGGCTATTAGTGCTAGCATCGATAGAGCATATATTCTTAGGCTTTTCTTGCTCATTAATCCTGCTTAAATTTACCATTGGCAAACCCCTTTAGTTCCTTCAGTACGCTTGACACGTCTGATGGATTAACGACACATTCTATACATAGTACATCGTCGTTGTATGCGGACAAGGACTTTCCACAAGACTTACACTTGCGGTCTTTCCCATGACGTTTTGTTCTCCTAGATACCAAGTATCTTTCAGCTATCTTCTCTTTAGTGGCAGCAGTTCTGCATTCAGGAGAGCAGTATATCTGATAAGATATCTTAGTTGAGAAGGTGTTATCACACCATTGACAGTGCTTCATCGATTGGCTCCAGAGCTTGAATCTTTATGTCTCCAGCACCAGCTTCAGCACATACCTTGGACAACGGGCAGGTCTTACAGATCTTTGAATTTGATCTATAATTCTTTTCAGGCAGGGTCTTATTTTCCCAAGCCTTTCTAACCTCTCGCATCCAATCAAAAGCTCGGTCTACCCACCCAGCGTAGTAGTCGTTTAACTCTACTGGCAATATCAATAGATCATGATTATTCTTATTCTCATAAATCAACACTGCCCTCTTTTTCTTAAGGATCTTCATATAGATAAGAAGCTGAACTAGGTGGCCAGTCTTTGGCTTACCATGAATCTTTCTATATTCAAACCCCTCACTTGGCATAGTCTTAATTTCACCAAGCAGGTCTTCACCCTCCCAATTAAGGATTACGTCTCCGTAACCAAAGATTGGTGGATCGTTACTAGTAATCTTAAACTCTGAGTCTACCAAGAATCCTGGGACATTTCCCATTGCTTCCTGGATACGCTCGTGAGACTTTGTACCAGCAGTCATGTTTGCACCGCCATAGGCATCTGCATTGTCCTCAAATACCCCACCCTCAAAGGCCAGGTACCAGTAACGAGCACACTCTCCGTGAGAGAATGCAATTGTAGATGGAGCAAAGGTTTTCTTTTGTGTAAACTTGTCTACACGATTAATAGTATATCCAGAACGAATCTTCTCAATCAGCTCTTCTGAATTAAGAAAAGACTCTATCTTCTTTTCTACTGGTTTTAGCATTACCTGCTGTAATAAACTTTTTGCCATGTTAACACTAGCGAGTTATGTACTTTAGAGCTGAGACCAATTGGTTAATTGACTCTGCTGCAGTATAGTACAAGTTTTTCTTCGCTCTGTCTCCTTTATCTACGTTTGCCATCCATGTTGCTTTAAAGGCCATCTTAGCTGCAATTGCTTGCAGTCGTACGATCTCTACTGTAGCTACATTTAGGGGAATGTCTGGTTTAATGATAACCTTTGCAATAAAGGTAAGAGCTTGCGTAAGCTCTTCATCATTCATGAAGTCAGCGATCTCTGTAAGACCATTGACCATTTCTATTGTTGTTTGTTGTTGTTCCATTAAAACTCCTATACATAGTATAGCACTACTCAGAGGTATTGTCACCTATAAGCTGCTCTAAAACTGACATTTCTATTACAGCAAGTCTAGTCTTAATTCCAGAATCCCCAATAACAACCACAATGGCAGGATCATTACCATTGCGAATTGCATCAGTAGTTGCCTTTGCCCAGACATCCTTGTTGAGGGTGAATGACTTTCCAACCTCTTTAAAGTCAACTGTAAAGTTCTCCCATGTAGCATCCCCCTTGTGGGTTCCTCTGCCAGAGTTCTTATGCTGCTTGGCTCCGATTCTCTTTGACTCGCTTGCTTCACTCATAATCTCTCTTGCTCTTCTTAGTATTTAGACTTACTATTGACAAATGCTTTTCTGGACACATCCAGGTCAGCTCTTTTGTGTCTGGATAAGACCGCAAAGAGCCCACTGGAAGGTTGCATACTTGGCACTTAAACTCACCCTGATAGATGTTATACTTCGCCATTTACCTTAGCCTTAATTGAATCCTGAAGATCTACATCTTCTCTTACACGATTAACAAATGCTTCTCTACCCTGGACCTTAGAGCCATCTGGTAGCATATACCAGGCTCCTGTACGCTCTACGATACCCATCATCTCTGCAGTATCCACAAGATCGCCCACACTATCAATACCCAGTAGGCCACCTCTGAAATAGAAATCGTATTCGCCACTTTGAAACGCAGGACTTGTCTTACTAAATTGTACTTCCCAACGAACTTTGCGACCAACCTTTTCCTCAATAAGCTTGTCTCCCACAGCAATCTTACCCTTGATCGCTTGGTTATCAGACTCAGAGCTAAATAGTTTAATAACGGTTGAGCTGTAGAACTTAGTGGCTTGACCACCAGACGGTTGCTGGCTTGTATACATTGCACTAATATTATTGCGGCTCTGACTAATGAGGACAAGCATTGTAGGCTTAACCTTGTTATTTGCATAGTTGAGCATTTTCCACGCATTACTAAAGTCTCGTGACTCTGCTCCAATTTGCTTAGTATTCTCAAGCTCCTTGAGTTCATCTGTTCCCTTTTCAAAATAAATAGCTGGAAGCAATGATGTGATTGAGTCAACCACAATCAAATCTACGCCAGCTTGCATTAAAGCGGTGCCTACGTCTACCATCTCATTAATAGTACGTGCTTGTGACACAATTAGCTTGTCTGTATCTACCCCCAGGGACTTAGCCCAATCTTCGGAGTAGGACATCTCGGCATCAATCCAGGCACAAAGTTTTCCCTCTGCCTGAGCGTCACCGATCATCTGAAGACATAGTGATGATTTGGCTGAAGACTTGCTTCCCCAAATCAATACCTGACGACCAAGTGGCAACCCACCGTTGAGTGCACGATTTAGTCCATGGCTAGGAGTTTTTAAGAATTCTGTTTTAAATCCCACACCGTTAGACAAACGCTTACGAATGCGTGGATCCAGTGCTGCTAGAGCTTCTTCCATTGTTGTCATTATTCAGCCAATCTATTGATCTTTTCAGGATTAAATCCTGCCCACCAGTCATCTCCAGCGTTTACTACTGGTGCTGCCTGGAATCCCTTAGCAATTAACATTTCAAATGCATCTTGGTTTTCGGTAATGTCAACTGTCTCAAACTCAAGCTCAAGCTTGGTTAGAAGTCGCTTAGTTGCATCACACTGTACGCAAGATGGCTTTGTAT